CACTGGTGCGCTTGATAAGCCCCAGCACCTCGGCGCTGGTCTTGCTGTCAAGGTTGCCGGTTGGTCATGCGTATATAGTAAAACGCTTTTCTTTGTGCAACTTTTCTTCCCGGCGGCTCTGATCGGCGGCGCATGACTGACGTGTGTTTGTGCAATTCTACCAAAAAAAGGCGACGTCCACACCAGAACGCCGCCTTTCTTCATTCTTCGTTTTTCTGTTCTTCGTACTCTTTCCACATCTTTTCACGCAGTTCGACTTCTTCTTTTCCTGCTGCCAGAACCGCCGTCACAAGGATCCCGAACAGCATTCCAACGATCAGCGCGACCGCCGCAACGATAACCAGCTTCATGTTATTCCACCGGATCCGGGATGAATTTGACGTGCGCCGGATCTCCGCTGACGAAATAGCCGTCCAGCGTTTTATACATCGTCTTTTCTCCGACCTTGATCTTCTTTGTTACCGCCTTTTCTGTGAACATTGTGACGCCGCAGACCGCGCTATCTTCAAATGACGGCGCACGGCGCAGGCGCAACTTTCCCGGAAATACCCGGCGGATCACTCCATGCACTTCCACTTCATCCGGTTCTTTGTTTTCCTGATCCTGATCCGCTTTCTGCGCTTCCTCTTCTGCCTTCGCTGCCGCTTCTGCCTGTTCGATGTCCTCCGGCGTGATCTGTTCTTCTGCTGCCTGCACTTCCTCCGGCGTCGCCGTCCCGACCTTTTCCCCGGCTTTATTGTAGACATTCACAGAACCGTCTGCATTTTCTTCCAGTGCGCCGTCCGGAACGTCGTCTGTCAGTTCCACTTTCAACGGATATACTTTGACGCCCTCTTCATCGTAGACGGACAGCCCCGCTTTTTCCGCTGCCTTCTTTGCCCCGTCCAGCGTCTTGTATTCCTTGTTTGTTTCCTTGTCAAATACTTCGCCCATATAGAACATGCTCTTGCCCTCCTATTTCTTTTTCAGATACGTTTTTGAACTGAACCCGGTATATTTTACACCGTTCAGCGTAAACTGGATATACAGCCACTTTACGCCGCCTGACGTATTGTAATAACCGTAGTTCTTCACTTCCGTTCCCTTCGGGATCAGGCACAACGCTTTCTTATTCGTTCCGGCGTCATTCCTGCAATACAGATCCGCCGTCGTGACATAGGTTCCGGCAAGTGAAGCGTCTTTATGCTGCGCGTAACACGTCGATGTCACTTCTTTCGTCGTTGTCGTCGGTTTCGCTGCGGATCCGTTCAAGATCCGGTTCACTTCCGCCTGAACTTCTTTTGCATTGTAACCCTTTGCCGTCAGTGCTGCCGACCTTTCCGGATCGTTGCCCCACAGTCCAGTAATAACTTCCCGCGCGATTGTCGTGACGCTCTTTCCGCTTTCCTGCGGAAGATCGCTGACTGCGTTTGACGTATACTTCGGGCAGATAAAACCGCGAATATACCGACCGTTCAGGGAGATCGTGCGCTTCTTTACAGAATTGCTATAATTTCCCTCCATTACAACCATATATCCGGCGGACTTATTCACATAAATCACAGTACCGATATGATCCGGATTTCCTGTGTTGTCGCCCTTTCCTGTGTCGTCCCAATCATACAGAACCGCGTCGCCCGGATCCGGAACATGTGCGTCGTTCTCTACCCACACACCCATCTTCTTCGCCGCTTCGATGATATAATAACAGGAAATTTCGATCGGCATGATTTCAAGGTATTTCAGATATACCGCGATCGCCGACCATGTGCAGGCGCACCACGCCCATTCGTACAGCATTTTAGTCCCGCGCGGCAACTGCTCCCGCGGAAGTGTATTGTAAATGTCAATAATGCTTTTATAGGATCCGTCTGCTTCGTTCTTTCCTTCCCATCCGCAAACAGTGTCCACGACATTCTGTCTTGAATAACTCATTTTGTCCACATCCTCCCCGGAATTATCCACAGTATCATACTTCGTCAGTTCATACTGCTTCACTAACTTCATGTTGTTTTCGACGTACTTTGAACTTGTGGCGTACCCGTCCGCTTTGATCGTTTCCAGATACTTCTGCGGATCTGTGATTCCTTTCAGGTTTTCATAACGCGCCAGCTGAAGGAACTCGAAATAACCTTTCACGCCCTCTTCCATGCTGTCATACACGCGGAAATTGTCTTTGATCGTTGTCAGCGTTCCCGCTGTGTATTCTTCCTGTGTCGTCAGGTTGACGCTTTTCCCTGTCCACTTCGTCCCGCATTTCAGTCCGAAATAATTATGATAGGCGGCGGCAAGTTTAGACTTGCCCCACCCACTTTCAAGAATCGCCTGTGCGATCGGCGCACTGTTTACCTTGATCCCGTACTTCGGCGCATACTTTTTCACATACCCGGCGATCTTTTCAATAAATTCCTGATTCGTCATTTCAGCACTTCCTTTTCCGATTTCTCTGTCAGAATGTCGATTGCGTTCTGGATCACTTTCGGAAGCGGTATTCCCATCAACCCGGCGTTTTCTACAATGCTAATCAGTTCATTCGCCATAAATCCGATAATGACGGCGTTTCTGATATAATCAACGCCGATCGCCATATCAAGCCTGTGCGCCACCAGAACGAACAGCAGCGTCACGCCTTTTCTGCACAGCCCTTTCCATCCTGCGCGGCTTTCCAATGTCCCGGATTCTGTCTTCTTACTTGCGTGAAAGACG